CATGTATTGTTGAGTTTTACCAACAGCGACAACACCAATTCTGTTCAACGCCTGATCCATTGGTTCATTATTCTTAATCGCATTTTTAATAATGTTCAAATATTGAGGGTTACCCGACTCGACACCAACATCAAGCCATGGTCGAGCGGGTATATGATCATTACCATAATGTTGAATAGCGCCTAATGTGGCGTTGGTCATATCCGTCCCAGGATGTACACCGGTGTCTTCATGTATACCAACAGCGACAAATTCTTCAGATGAAATATTGCTTAACGCCTTTTTTATTTCACGCTGTATTGCTTGCACATTTGGAACGGAAAATCTAATCATACAGCAAGCGCCCCCATACCAGCGCGACGGCGTAAGCGTAACCATTGCTGACCGAATGCCGTGGTCGCTAACCAAGAATCACCGGCGGCCATGTTTGCCAATGAACCGTTATTGAATGACACCGATTCGTCACCAACAGATTTACCCGACGTGGCCCATTTTGCACCGCCCGACATACTGCCCCCGGCATCGATATCACCGTTCGGATAAGTGGACGCTAGCCAATGAGCGGTATATAAAAACATACCGCGACGTTTAAAGTTGTGGCAATCATCTTGATAAGTACCCCAACCTCGACCACCTGTTTCGGCGTCACCTTCGCATAATGCTTGTTCAACTGTTGTATCCGACCATTTAGGATCGGTGAACGCTGGGTACGCTAAACGGAACGCGTCGATAATTTCTTGTGTGATAATCATTATATAGCCCTTACCATAATGGTTTAACTGTGAATAATAAGTCCTCTAAAACTAGTGAACCTGCAAAATCTTTCGATATCTCAAGGCGTAATTCTTGACCGTTAGTTAATGTTGTATAACCTATTAACGAAAACCCAACATTAACAGTTAACGCCCCGCTAGTTTTACCAGTTGAATAACGTTTATCTGACCCCGTTAAAACACCAGTACTGTCAGCCAGCCTAACCCCGATGAACCCGTCCTTAGTTGTTGAATCAGATGTTAACGTCCCGGACAATACAAACTTAGATGAGCGCGGTTGCGCATGGGTTAGTACAGTTTTAATTTCCGTCGTTGATGGTGTCCAAATACCTGTATTGTACACGGGGTTTGGGTATATCATCGCTGAATTAGTCAACGCTGTAACATATGTATCAATGTCAACAGGAGCTACACTGTCTTGTGTATTACCGCTAACGACTAATAATTCAAGTTCTATTACATTAGAACCAGTTTCGGTAGGTGGGAATATATCATCAACTACCTTCTGCAATGCATCAGCATGTGCGTTTGGGTCAAGTGCCCCATCTGCACCACCTTGGAATGCGCGAATATCATCAACGCCTTGTTGTGCTGTCATATACATATCTCCTTAAGGATATTCTTCTGAGTATTCAGAACTGTAAGTTTGTGGTTCTACCCACGGTTTAATGCACTCGCCTTTCGACCAGTTATCTGGCTGTACGTTGTCGATAGCATCGCCATCATTGTTGATTACTTGATGTGCCATGTTACTCCTCCTGAGTCCAGTTTTGTTTAATGTACTCTAACGCTTGCTCGTGCGTAATGCATCCGTGACTGTGGTCATTGCATGACAATACAACCTCAGTTTTTTCTGCATTCGCTCTTGCGTTAGGGTAACTTACTTGATAGTTATCAAGCCAATCTTGATACGATATAAATTTATACACCTTTATACCACCTTGGGTCATTAAAGTTAACGGGTGTACCATTCTCACCAGAAATTGAATCTACTATCTCAATAGCTCCAGGGCCGTCATTGATAGCGTAAAATCGATTGCCAGATACTGCCTGGATGCCTATGTCCGATACAGTTCCTGTAAACAAAGTAGTGCTCAGTAATGTATTGTTAATGAACAGCCTGCGTAACGATGTCGATTCGGTTGAAGTTATTACCAAAGCATTGTCCAAACCATCAGGAACAAAAGGGTCGCCGCTCGCAAGTGGCGCACCATTTATGGTTAACGTAACGCCATTAAACTGCCAATTACCTGCTGCATTTACTAGCGTGTATTGAGTGCCACCCGCGTCACGGGTATCTAATATGTATCTGTTTAAGTTAGAGTCTGTTGTGTTATATGTAAGCGCAATAGTATCCCCCGCAACTAAATCAACTTGCGGAATGGTAATGTAATCATCTATACCATCAAAGCCATAGTACCATCGTAAGGCAGATGCACCCATATCGATGTCATACCATACATCCTCCTTGGCATAAGCTACTCGACCCGTGAATGTATTATCCACAATTGACCCTACAAATGAAACAGTGTCAATCTCATATTGATTCTGTTTCATATCTACCAACGGGTCTGTGCTAGCCGCAAATACACCTTGGCGACCTGCGACTATGGCAGGGTTAATACCTGTCTCACTCGCCGCAATGATTATGACTTTTAGGTTGCCTGTAAATGGTGAGCCTAGTACCAAAGAATCAGCTTCTGAACCATCAAACAGGTAAGCGTTACATAGTGAACCACCACCTAGACGTAAGTAATTTGGACGTGACCCACTGACCAGCGTCAACAATTGTGACGGGTCGAATGGTTGTGATCCAGCCATTACGCAAGCTCGGCATTAATAACACTTGTCCCGGTCCCCGACCAAAACCATATATCGTTTTCACCCGCGGGGAACTCGATAATGTTACCGTAACCCTCTGTAGGCATTCGGCGAATACCTGTTTTATCTGGTAGCGTTGCGCTGATTGCGTAATATACAACTGATTGTCCTAAATTCTGAACACGTGTTGCAATACCTGTGGCCACTGCGCCAGCGCTGAGAACCGTCAAAGATTGTGGTGTGGTGGTTACTGTGATATTCGGTAATGTGTCTGACATATTATAAACCTCTAAAGTAAAAAAGCCCCGACACGAATATCGGGCGGGGCTTCAGGATAGTTGTAAAACGTTTTAATTACTATTGAACGGCTTTGATAGCTTCAATGATGTCGTTCATGTTCCAAGCGGATTTTACAGTGATGTCCATCGCTTCAGCATAATCGGTTAACTGTGGTTTACTCATGTCAGCAAATTGGTCGTTAACATCTTCAGCAACTTCGATTTGTTTTGACGCTGTTAAATCGCCTGAATCAATTAAACCTTTAACGAATGCGTTATCACATAAGTTATCAGGAACTTCACAAGTGTTATCTGTACCACACTTAACACGGTAAAATTCTGAACGTTGCCCGTGAACTAATGGCGCGTTGATAGTAATTAAACGTTTTGATAAATTTGTTAGTAACATAATCAGCCCTCGGCCCATTGAATTAGAATATGTTGCGAGGACACCGGGCCAAGTGTATCTCCTCGCAACATAGTTTTACCTATTTACAGGTGGTCACGATACGCGCCCGAGAACGGGAAGCGGAACTCAACACCTGAGATTTTGTACTCACAAGGGATTTCAATGTTCAAACCCTTTGTTTGTGGAGCAAGTGAACGCCATGGGATAGGGTTACATAATGATAGATTTTCATCATTCAATTCGTAAGCCATCATGCGGTCCTTACCACCTGCGCCCGCGCCGATTAACTGTAGACGTGGAGCAATGCGAATCGCTTGACCAGTTGTGGTCGTGAATAAGTTATTTTTCATAAAGAATTCAGCGATGGTCGTATCTGTTCCGCTATCCATACGGCGAGAAGTAATTGTCGCGTAACGGTTAGAATCAAGAACAAGCATACCAGGGATATGAACATTAGCCGAATCAATCCATACTTTGATTAATAAGCTGTTCATGTCGTCGACAATTTCTTGACCTGTTGCAGTCGTCCAATTTACCGTTGAGTTATCCAACGCTAAGTTAGGGTTGTTAAACAGACCCGTCATTCCACGGTCAGCATCACCGAAGTATGCTACACGTTGAGTATGTTCTTGACTACCACGAAACGCCGCTTTAGCTTTGATGTTATCGATAGGCATGTTTAATGCTTGCGATTTACGTAGCTCATCTAATGAGTAATCGTAAGCGTTACCAGCGTAACCAAGTGGAACCGTTGATTTATTCGCGCTTGCTGATACTTTCGGTAGGTCGTCAGCACTTGAGCCGATGAATTTACCAAGGGTTACCGCATCGTATGAGATATAATCCCAAGTATCCGCCCATTCAGGAACCTGCGTATTGACCGGAACTAATTCAGCAAAGTTAATGGCTGTATATTTAGCTTCGTAAATCTTTTTTTCAAGACTTGCAAGTTGCGAGATGAAGAATGCTAAACCATCATCAGTCGTTGGTAGACCGTCGATGAATGTCATTTTATGACCTGCGTCCAATGCTAAACATGGGATTGCGTGGTCGAGTGCGATTGAAATTTTATTACGTTTCATAATGTTAACCTCCTAGGCCAAGTGAGATTTTAGTGAAGCTCGACGCTAATGCAGTCGATACGAATTTAGCACCGGGGATTGCTACAGCTAGTGTTGCACCCGTTCCGATAACGTTTGAAAATTTACCCTGATTAGTACCTGTACCGTCACCGACGATTAAGAATACTGGATCATCTTTATCAACGTCTACGTTTGCTTGAACATATACGACACCATGCGTGATGACTGTCATATCGTGTTTAGCGTTAACTGTTAGACCGTCGTCACCAAGTACACGATTTAATTCGTACTTAACGATACCGACAAAGTTTGCCGCTACTGAAGTATCAACCGGAGCAGATGCACCGTCATCACCATCAGTTACAACACCAAGGCCAGCGATTAAAGTCGTTGCACCTTTGTTTAGTTTAGACACACCGTTACATAACTGAGCGTCTGCTACCATGCCCGCATATGCGAAACCATGATCGATTGCGTTACCACCTAATACTGGCATATTATTTCTCCCCTTTGTGGGCGTTAGCTTGTGAATCTTTAAAAATTTGGTAAGGCGTTTTAACCG